GCTTCGTGAGAATCAATCCAAATCGAAACATCCGGGGGCTCGACATGGCGGCCCGCGAGTTTTTTCGCGCCTCCCTCGCGGTTAGCGGGTTCGATTCCCGCCGAGCACGTTAGAATGGCAACCGCTGGCCCAAAACCGAAGCCGACGGCACTAAAACTGTTAGAAGGCGAGACACGGACGGAGCGTCTCAACCGGTCCGAGCCGTCGTTTGGGAGGCCGGTTCCAGATCCTCCTCGGTGGCTCAAGAGGAAGGCTGCGCGCCAGAAGTGGGCAGAGCTATATCCCATATTTGAGCGGGCGGGGGTTTTTCAACGGAGCGACGTCGACGCGCTGGGCAAGTATTGCCAGCTCTGGGCAGTCGCCCAGGATCACACTTCTCTTAACGACCTAATAAAGAGTTCGCGCGAGCTCCGCCAGTATTGGGGCGAATTTGGCATGACGCCTTCTGCGCGGTCGCGGCTGGTGGCCGGCGACGGCGAAGGCGACGGCGGCGAGGATCTCGACTAGAGATGTATTTTGCGCGAGACGTCCAGGCTCCATCCCCGCGCGTGTCGGTGGGGGAGAAGATCGGCCTCGCCCTGTCGGGTGTTGTGATGAGTTGGGCGATGATGCCCCGCGAGATATTCGATGCCTTGCCCTTTTGGGTGTTTCAGGTGGCGGCCGGTCTTGGGATGGGCGTCTACTTAGGGGCGCGGCTTTCCCGGGCGATTATGCGACGGCTCAGACCCAAGGTGTTCGGCTGAGATGAGCTACGACCCGGCGAAGGACCCGACAGTCACACATCCGGTGCTTGCGCAGCGGGCCATTGACTGGTGGCCGCGTTACCTTCGTCACACAAAGGGCCGATGGGCAGGGGAGCCGTTCGAGCTTTTGCCCTGGCAGGCGCAAATCGTGGGCCGATTTTTTGGGACGCTTCGCGATGATGGTTCTCGGCAGTATAGGACCGTCTACCTCGAGGTGCCAAAAAAACAGGGGAAGAGCGAGCTGGGTGCTGGTTTCGCCTGTCGGCTGCTTTTCGCGGACGGGGAGCCAGGGGCCGAGATCTACTCAGCGGCGAGCGATCGCGAGCAAGCATCGATCGTCTTCAACGTTGCGGCGGAGATGATCGCGAGTAGTTCTGCGTTGGGTAAGCGTTGCAAAGTTGTGGCCAGCACACGGCGCGTAGTGCACGCGAACGGCGGGGTTTACCGAGTGCTGAGCAGTGACGCTCATAGTAAGCATGGCTACAACCCGCATGCCGTCATATTTGACGAGCTGCACACTCAGCCGAACCGTGAGCTATGGGACGTGCTGACCTTTGGTGCAGGAGATGCGCGGCGGCAGCCTGTCGTTTTGGCGCTTACGACTGCCGGCTATGATCGGCAGAGTGTTTGCTGGGAGGTGCACGAGTACGCGCGGCAGGTAATCACTGGGGCCGTCGACGACCCCTCGTTTCTGCCGATAATATACGGCGCGGACGACCAGGACGAGTGGACCGATCCCCAGGTCTGGGAAAAGGCGAACCCGTCGCTCCATGTCACAGTGGACATCGAGCGGGTGCGCGAGTCTTGCGCGCTAGCACAGCAGACACCAGCGCTACAAAATACGTTTCGCCGGCTGAGGCTCAACCAGTGGACAGAGCAAGAGGACCGGTGGCTGGATCTCCACGCTTGGAACGATAGCGCCGGGGAGGTGTTCGAGAACGACCTCCTCGGCGAGGCTTGCTATAGCGGATTGGACCTGTCGTCCACGATCGACCTGACAGCGATGGTGCACGTATTCCCGGACGACGAGGGCTGCTATGACGTTTTGGCGCGGTTTTGGATCCCCGAGGACGGGATCGAAGAACGGACGCGGAGAGATCAGGTGCCATATGCGCGTTTTGTCGAGGACGGGCTGGTGCGCACCACGCCAGGCTCTGCCATCGACTACGGGTTCGTCCTGGCCGACATCGAGGCCGATTTCGCACAATTCAACATGCTCGAGCTCGCGTTTGACCGGTGGGGCGCGCACCAGATCAGCAACCAGCTGATGGACTTGGGCCTTAATGTGGTTGAGTTCGGGCAAGGGTTCGCAAGCATGAACAGTCCGACACAGGAGCTCATGCGTCTGGTTCTGGCCAAACGCCTGAGGCATGGGGGTAACCCCGTGCTCGACTGGCAAGCCGATTGCATGTCAGTGAAGAGCGACCCGGCGGGCAATTTGAAGCCGTCAAAGCCAGACCGGCGGTCTTCGTCAAAGCGGATCGACGGGATGGTCGCGCTGATTATGGCAATTGACAGGGCCACGCGAGCGCAAGGCGCATCTATATACAACGAACGGGGGCTGTTGAGCGTATGAAGATGCCAATGATTGGGGCTGCGCTGGAGCGCTACCGCCTGGGCCGGAGCATCCAGCAGAGGGCGCATCCCTCGAGCGATGCTGCGCTGGTGAGAACGTTAGCAGGCGAGGCGTCGAGCGGCGTCGACGTCACGTACGATAACATGCTGAGCGTCAGTGCCGTCTGGGCAGCTGTCAACCTGATAGCGAATAGCGTGGCCCAGCTGCCGCTCATCCTCTATCGGAGGCTGGAGGGAGGCGTAGGGAGGGAGCGGGCCGTTGATCACCCGCTCTACCAGCTGCTCAAACTTCAGCCTCACAAAGAGGTCACGAGTTACCGCCTTCGGCAGACGATCCAGGGGCACGTGTGCACATGGGGCAACGGCTACGGGCACGTGGGCCGGGACCGCGGGGGGCGCGTGGTGGACATGCTGCCGCTCCGACCTGACCGAATGCGACTTGACCGGGACATCAACAACGACCTCGTCTATTGGTATCGGCCGACAGCGGGCGCGGCAGAAGTGCGGTTGTCTGCTGACGACGTTCTTCATATCCGGGGGCTCAGCTTCCAGGGTTTAGCAGGCATGAATCCGCAAGAGACGGGCCGCGAGGCAATCGGGTCTGCGATGGCTGCCGATCGCCAGGCTGCCGCCTTTTTCAAAAACGACTCGACGCCACGCGGAGTCTTGACCATTCAGCGTAGTTTCAACGACCAGGCGGCCCGAGATCGCCTGCGGCGGGAATTTGAGCGGACCTATGGCGGGCTCAGTAACAGCTCAAAAACAGCGATCCTCGAGGAGGGGATGGACTATCGCGCCATCGGACTGTCGCCACAAGTGACCCAGCTCCTGGAAAGCAGGAAATACTCCGTCGCGGACGTCGCGCGATTTTATCAGGTGCCCCCACACATGATCGGGGATCTCGATCGGGCGACGTTTTCGAACGTAGAGGAAATGGCCATCGAGTTTGTCCAGTATTCGATGATGCCGTGGCTGGTGGCCTGGCAACAGGAGCTCGATACTACGCTGCTCAGCGCCCGAGAGCGCGAGTCTCTATTTTTTGAGTTCAACGTCGACGCGCTGCTTAGGGGCACTCCAGAAAAGCGGGCGGCGTTTTACAACGCGGGCCGCCTGAACGGGTGGCTAAGTGGCGACGAGATTCGAGAGCGGGAAAACCTGAACCCGATCCCGGAAGGCAAGGGGGCTATTTTCTGGCAACCGCTCAACATGGTGCCACTCGGGGACACGTTCGCAAGCGTCGAGGATGACGACGACCAGGTGGGCGATGGCACAGATGATGTTGTGCCAGGCGATCCGCGGCCAAGGGCGGGCGCGGTCGTACAGGAGCAGCGGGGCCTACGTAGCGCGGCCAGCCGCGGGCGCATGGCGCGGAGTTTTCAGGGCGTCTATGCGGCAGCCATAGAGCGTGTTATTCGCCGGGAGCGTGCCGACGTGATGCGGGAGGCGGAAAAACAGCTGGTGCTGCGCGGGGCTGGCGAGTTCGACGCGTACCTGGACAGCTTCTACCAGCCGGGATCCTCGCTGGCCGAGCTGTTGGTGTCTGCCACCGACCCGATCTACGCCGAGATTTTCCGTGGTGTCCGAGCGGACGTTTTAGAGGAGCTCGGGATTGAGTCTGTCGACGAGGCGGCGTATAGCAAGGCCGTGGAGGACTACCGGGCGTTTTTCGTGGCCGACTACCTGAGTTCCTCTGCAGGCCAGATCCGCTCGATCATCAGGGGTGCACTGGAAGAAGGCGCCGATCCCCTTGTTCGCGTGGGGACGCGGTTTGAGGAATGGGGAGCCACTCGGCCGGCGAAGCTGTCCATTGAGGAGTGCTTTAGGGCCACCAATGCGCTATCGCTGGTCGCATATCGCGGCGCAGGGGTGCGGAGGCTGCGGTGGGTGACGGCCGGCGCGACGACCTGCCCGTACTGTAAGGAAATGAACGGTCGGGTTGTCGGGATCGATCAGGCTTTCAGGCCGGCAAACTCAGACCTCACCCCCGAGGGAGCGCGACCGCTGCACAGCTATCGAGCGGTCAAACATCCACCACTACATCAGAAGTGTGATTGTCAGATTGTTGCTGCATAGGAGGTGCGACAATGGGAAAAAACAACGTAGAGCGCCGAGCTTTTCCGCTAACAGAGGTGCGGTCTTCGAGGAACAATGACGGGGGCCGCACGATCGAGGGCTACGCTGCCGTTTTCGGGGAATGGTCCGAGGACCTCGGCGGTTTTCGGGAGCGCATCCGGCCGGGGGCATTCAAGCGCACTTTGGACATGGGGGCCGATGTGCGCGCCCTGTTCAATCATGATCCCAACTTTCTACTCGGAAGGTCACGGAGCGGCACGCTGGAGATGAGCGAAGACGACACCGGTCTGAGGGTGTCGATCTCCCCGCCTGATACCGAATGGGCGAACGGCGTGGTCGAGTCGATTGATCGCGGGGACATCGACCAGATGAGCTTCGGCTTTCAGACGGTGCAGGACGAGTGGCTGGAAGACGAGACTCCCTCTCGGGAGCTGGTAGAGGTTAAGCTCTTTGACGTCAGCCCCGTTACGTACCCGGCCTACCCGCAGACCAGCGTGGGCATGCGCTCTCTATGCGAGAAGGCTGGAGTTGACACTAACAGACTTTCTGTTGTACTCGTTAAGGCAGACAGAGGCATTGACTTGTCCGATGGGGATCGGTCAATCCTGGCAGCCTACATAGAGAGGCTGTCCGCCTACCTGCCGACAGCGACCGACGGCGACCCGTTCCAGGTGGAGCACTCGCCAGAGGGCAACGATCGGAGCGACGAGCCGGAAAGCTGGGTTCGTTTCCATCGAAGCCGTCTGGATTTGGTAGAGCTCACACATGGGGGGTCCCGTGGGGACTAACGTTAAAGAATTGCACGAACAGCTCGGTCGGCTGGTAAAGGCTAACCGGTCGGAGCTGGACGCTATCGCCGCCTCAGGAGAGCTTGACGGCGAGGCGAAGGAGAAGCAGGAGCGCCGCTGGTCGGAGATCGACGCGCTCGAGCACCAGATCGCATCGCACGAGCGCCAGGAGCGCATCGAGCAGGAGATGGCCGAGCGCCAGGGCCCAGACCTTCGGGATGCGGCGCCAGAGGCCGGAGCAGCTGAGGGCGGCGAGACTGCCGAGCACCGGGAACAGGCCGAGCGCGTCAAGGCGTATCGGCACTATCTGAGGACCGGCGAGGCTCGCGCGCTTCAGGCGGACGCGTCCGAGGCGGGCGGCTATACCGTGCCCGCGAGCATGGCTGACGGAATAATTCGGGCGCTGGACGACCAGCTCTGGATCCGCCAGCTGTCGAGCACTACGCAGCTTACCAGTGGCGATTCCTTGGGCATGGCCAGCTTGGACGCCGACCCCGAGGACGGCACCTGGTCTCCAGAAGTGGTCGAGGTCGATGAAGACACGGCCATGGACTTCGGGAAACGGACTCTCACTCCGCACTTGCTCGCCAAGCGAATCAAGGTTTCCCGCAAGCTTCTGCGCGCAAGCGCGATTGGGATCGACTCGCTGGTCCAAGAGCGGCTCGCCTACAAGTTCGGTGTCACTCAAGAGAAGGCTTTTCTTACTGGTAGCGGTGCGCAGCAGCCACTGGGCATTTTCACTGCCAGCGCTGACGGCATCTCGACCAGTCGAGACGTGGCTATCAGTGCCAGCGGCACTACTACGGCGCCGACCGCGAATGAGGTGATCGACGTCCGCTACTCGCTGAAGGAGTCATACGTTCCCAATGCTACATGGGTATTTCACAGGGACGTGCTTGCTGCGATGCGAAAGCTGCGGGACGACAACAATCAGTACCTGTGGCAGCCTGGCTTGGCGGCCGGCACGCCGGGGACGCTTCTCGACATCCCGTACAGGGTGTCGGAATATGCGCCCAACACGCTCACGGCGAGCCAGTACATCGCTGTGATCGGCGATTTTCGCTACTACCAGATCGTCGACGCACTCAACATGGAAATACAGGTCGTTGATCAGCTGTACGCGGCGAACAACCAGATCGGCTACATTGGCCGGGCTGAGACTGACGCAATGCCGGTGCTGGCCGAGGCGTTCGTTCGGGGCCAGCTGGCCGCGAGCTAAGGAAAAAAAAAATGGGAGAGCTAAGCAAAGACATTATCACCGCCCAGGTCGCGAATCTGACCACGGCTGGAACCAGTGCTCACAACTCGTCTGTCGTGGACATGAGCGGCGCGGAGGGCGTGCGGTTCGTTGTGCCGATCACTGCGGCGCTTGCGACTTCGGTGGTTACCGCGCAGGCATACGAGGGGGCTACCACGGCGGCATTCAACGCTACCAGTGGAACAGCCACCATAACTGCCACTACTGACACCTCCGGAAATAACACCGTGATGGTGGTCGACGTGTACAAGCCGAACGATCGGTACGTACAGCTAAGGACTACTCGGGCGACTGCTAATGCGACGCTCGGTGCCATAGTGGCTGAGAAATACGGCATTGCGAAGACGCCGGTTGCGCAAGATTCGAGCGTGATCGCGTCGAGCATCGCGGTATCGCCTACGACCTAAGCCGCGAGGCTTAGCAAGAACATGGCCGGGGGGCTGCGGCTCTCCGGCCAGTTCTGGGCGTTTCAGAGGGACAGCGTGGAAGCAGCAGTAGCCGAGGTGGCGTTTTCTGGACACCTAGAAAACGGCCACAGACCGCCTAAGACGAAGCGCAGCACGGTTGCGATCGTTGGCTTTGCGCCAAGTTCGATGATGCTCGCCCCATATGACGACCCGGCGGTCGAAATCTGGGGCATTAATGAGCTGTATTTGAGAGCGCCGCGCATTGATCGCCTGTTCGAGCTCCACGAATATAAGTATCTGACGAAGAAGCAGAGAAACCCGCACCACTTGGAGTGGTTGCGGCAGGCGACGGTCCCCATCTACACGTTTAAGCGCTATAGGGATATCCCTACGAGCATCCCGTTTCCGTTCACCCAGCTGACGAACAGATTCAACTCTAAATATTTCACCAACACCATTTCCTGGCTGATTGCGTTTGCGATTGTCGAGGGCTTTCAGCGCATAGAGCTTTGGGGCGTCGACATGGCAATGGTCGAGGAGTATGGGTCTCAGCGGCCTTCTTGCGAGTACTGGGTGGGGATGGCTCGAGGGATGGGGATTGACGTTTTCGTCCCGGACGAGAGCAATCTTCTTAAGAGCTGGCATCTTTACGGGAAAGAAGAAGCCGCGACGAGCGAGATGAGGACCAAGATGCAGGCGCGGAAAAGCGAGCTGCTCCAGAAGTTGAAGCAGGTACAGGACCAGCGCGACACACTTACGCTTCAAGAGCACACAATCAGCGGGAACCTCTCAGAGGTCGACTACATCATCAAGACGTTTGTTCCAGAGGGGGGAGAGTGAAACGGGTACGGATGCGAAGCAACTATGCGGGGCCGGCTGGGTCCTGTAGCGCGGGGGGCGAAATTAACCTTCCCGACGCAGAGGCCAAAGGCCTCATCGAGGGCGGCTATGCAACAGAAATCGCTGCTGCGGTAAAGCCTGCCCCGAAAGCGCGGAAGCCTAAGGCGAAGGCCGAGACGGCGACGGCAGAGCCGGCTGTCGAGCGTGCCGATGCGCCACCAGCTCGCCGACGGAAGCCCAAGCCGGAGGGGGGAGCAGATGAGAGTCTGCCTGAATCCTAAATGTGGCGAGCGGTACGACAGCGACAAGCAGACTGTGTGCCGTTTGTGTGGGAATCTGACTGATGAGCACAAGCCTCGACAGCGCAAACAACCTCAGCAGCCTAAGCCTCACCAAGGAAGCGATCAACGAGGCAGCGGCGACGACGACATACGACAGCCAGATCAGGCGGCTGATTGACAGCGTATCGCACGAATTCAACACGAAAACCGGTCGACGGCTAAAAAAGCGCTCTTTGACCGAGTATTTCGACGGAAACGGCGAGGGCTCCGTGACGCTCAGCGAGTACCCGATTCGATCCTCGACGACCGGTATCGAGGTATACGTGGTGGACGCGAGAACGAGCTTTTCGTCTGACACAGATTTCTCGTCAGGTACCAAAAAAGCAGCCGCTGACGTAGATATTCGCGAAAACGAGGGCCAGGTATACCTGAGGAATTCGGTATTCACTCGCGGCGCTCAGAATGTGAAGGTTGTCTATGCTGCCGGATACTCGACCACCACGAGCTCGACGGATCCGGAGCGCATCCCCTTTGATCTCCAAGAGGCGGTGCACGAGTCCATACATTTGCGATGGCAGCGAAACAAGGGGAACAGGGTTGATCTGCGGGCGCAAGCCACGGAGAACCAGAGCGAGACATACCTAATCGAGGAGTCGCCGTACCAAATACGGGACACGATCGCGCGCTACAGAGACAGCCGGTTTGCGTAGGAAACACACGCCAGAGTCGATTGAGCGCAAGTTCAAAAAATTCGCCGCAGAGCTGCCAAGAGCGGCGGCCGCCGAGATGAAGAGCGCCACGAGACTCGTCAAGCGCCAGGCGCAACAGCGGCACCTGTCGGGGCCGAGGATGGCGGTGGGCATGGGCTCACAGGCCAATCCCACAATCGACAGCAAAGGATCGTTGCGCAACTCTCTGCGCACCCATGTGCGGAGGCGTGGCGGCACGATCGTTGCGCAAGTCGAGGCGCGGCACGGACTGGCGAACATCTTGCACAACGGCGGCACGCAAGTTGCAAAGCGAGGGAAGGCCTTTGTCTTTGAGGTTCTTGGGCGCCGCGTCGTGACCGACAGGGTGCGAATGCCGGCGAGGCCGTTCTTGAGGGCTGCCCATCGGAAAAAGCGTCGCGAGATCGCCAAGGGCATGCTCGCTGCAATGAAGAGGCGGTATGTCCGAGCGTAAGACCGTGTTCGATGCGGTAGTCACCGAGCTCGAGGGCCTGGCTGGCATTGGCAAGGTCACGCGTAACCAGGAAACGTTTACGGCGTGCGCCGGGGCGGACCTTCCCGCTCTATACGTCGAAAACAGCGTCGTTTCTCGCGACTATTTGGCCTTCCCCGACGCCTCGAAAGACGACACGGAGGCGCTGATGGAGGTCGAAATTCGGGGCCGTGTCTTTCAGATCAACGACGCGGTCGAGGCGCCCTTGGATTCACTGTTGGACGGCGTCGAGACTGCCCTGATGAGTAGCACCTCTATCAACGCGGTGGTGGCCGCCATACATCCACCGACAGATGCGCCGGACATAGAGGCGGCCGACAATTTTGGCGAGTTCTCGACCACATATGCGATCAGTTATTTCTACAACCACAAAAACCCATAGGAGGGGATATTCATGGCTTACGTGACGGGGAAAGACGGCAAGGTGACGGTTGGCGCAAACGCGCTGCCGGTGGACTCTTGGTCTCTTACGAGGACCAGGAGCGTGGCAGACGTTACGGCGTTTGGCTCGAGTTTTGTGGACCGGCTGCCCACCATTAAGGACTGGTCGGTCAGCATTGGCGGCACTTTCAACACGACCAATGCCGTGCAGTTGAGCGCGCGCGATCAGCTGGAGGACGGCGCCGCTGCCGATCTGGCGATCGAGCTCCGCACCACGAGCTCGACGGCTGGCGCCAAATTCACCGGCAATGTGGTGGTCACCGGCGATGTTGTGACGAGCGCGGTGGCCGACAAGGTCAGCTGGAGTCTCGACGGGCAGGGCAACGGGGCGATCGCCTGGGTGCCGGCCACCTAACATGCGGATAGTCCTCGACACCGAGCAGGACTATACGCCGGAGTGGGAGGGCAACCGGGAGGAATCCGAGCCGGTGGTTTTCCGGCTGCGATATCTGACCACGGCAGAGCGGCAGCGGTTTTCGGGGTTGAAGGCCGCGGCATCTCTGATCTCGATGGGCGCCAACGGCTCGAGCTCGGTTTCCCCAAACGTCGAGATCGATTTTGAGGGCATGTTCAAGGCCGGAGTGGTTGGCATTTCGGGCTTGAACGTTCGACGGCGAGGCAAAGACACCGACGACGCCATCACTACGCCGGCGGCATTCCTGGAACTGCCAAGTTTCGACGGGCTGTTCTGGGAGGTGGTGCTGGAGATCCAGCGAGCCAACGCGAGGCAAGACCCGGGAAACTAAGGGCCGCCTATCATTTGATTAGAGACGGATCGAGCGAGCGCCACGCCAGGCAGCAGATGCTGGAGCTGGCGGCGCAAGATCCGAAGCGGGAGCGGCTGATAGGCGGACGCCACGTACTAACACAAGCGGAGATTGCGGAGATTCTGCGCCCCGGCGGCGGACTTGAAGAGATGTGGGAGTGTTTCGAATTGCTGCGGCGCTTCAGGCTTTTTGGTCTGCCTTTTGCCGGCGGGTGGGCTGACCAGCCCGCGGTCGTGGTTGATGTTCTAGAGACGCTCCTGCTGGAAGAGAGCGCGACAGTATCAGCATCAGCGTCGACAGCGTCGGCACGATAGAGGGACGGTGAACTAATGCCAGCTACGCGAGACAGCGTTGTACTAGAAATCCTCGCAGAGACCAAAAGCGCCGTTGGCGGTCTGGCCAATCTCGTTAAATCGCTAGGTCTCGTGACCGTGGCCACCAAGGCGATGCAGGCGGCCATTGAACAAGCTCGCGAGACGGCCGTTTTCAACCAACAAGCCGAAGCTTTCGACAACCTGGCATCAAGAGCCGGGCAGAGCAGCCAGCAGATTCTCTCTGCAATGAAGGAAGCGAGCGCGGGGACCATCGGCGAGATGGAGCTGATGAGGGCCGCGTCCCAAGCCTCGCTACTGGGCATTGGTTTCGAGGAGATGCCGCAGCTCCTGGAGATTGCCCGCGCAAGTGCTCGAGCGACTGGCCAGGATATGGCCTTTATGTTCGACTCTATCGTTACCGGCATTGGGCGTTCCTCGCCATTGATTCTGGACAACCTAGGAATCGTGGTAAAGCTGGGACGCGTAAATTCTGACTACGCGCGGAGCCTCGGCAAGACAGCTGAAGAGCTAACCTCAGTAGAGCAAAAACAGGCACTTTTGAACGCGGTGCTGGCCTCTGGTGCAGACATCATCTCCGATGTCGGCGCCGGCATGGAAGACGTGACCGACGTGGAGCGCTGGCAACGTCTGAGCGCGGCGGTCGACGACTTTAGGACGGAGAGCGGCCAGGCGCTACAGGAAATCTTCCGGCCGATTTTAGAGCTAGGCGCAGACGTGCTATCCGAAACAGCCAATAGGATGAGATCGCAGCGGCTGGCGGCGTCTTTCCTGGATACCATCGAAAGGGACGTTCGGGCGCTGACCCGGATGTCAATCGGGCAGCTTGAGAGCTTCGCTCGGGCATTCGAAAACGAGCTGGCGCGGTTCAAAGACATGGAGGCTCTCAAAGGTTTTGTGCCTGGTGCGTCAGAGGAGACGGTAGAAAGATATACAGCCGCCCTTGATGATCTTCGCGAGCGCATCGAGGAGGTCCGCGAGGCTAACGAAGGGCTCGTCGAGGCAGGGGAAGAGGCCGAAGCGGTAGCAACCAGGCAGGAATCGCGAGCCAATGAGCAAGTACGGCTCCACAAATTGGCGGCGAAGGTCATCGACGAGGAGCGCTCAGAGATAGAGCTTCTTACTGCGCAAATCGAAGAGCTGTTATCGGTCGAGCATGGCGGAGAATTTGCGAAGGATGTCGAGCAGGCGGTCGACATCCTACAGGGCAGGATCGACGACCTGTTCGATGCAGAGGCTCTCGAGCCATTCATCGACGCTTGGGACTTTGCCAGGCAGACCATCGATGCGGCTCGAACGCCAGTTGAGCGGCTTGAAACGGACCTTCGCGAACTGCGCATGGCGGCAAAGGCGGCGGGCAAGGCTGGACACGAAAGCTTCGACGATTTAATGGCCGCGGCAGTGCTGCTCAGTGCTGAGCTCGAAGAGCTGGTCGCTT